CAAGTGGGGAGGTTTATTTAGTTTCCTCCTCCCCGTAGGACTTGTTTGGTCACCCAAAGCAATCCTTACGGATTACTTGCGAGCTTTACGACCTTTGCGAGCTTTACGCATTTTCATCTCCATTAAGAAGGCAGCGACCTATTTATAGGGTAAGGAAGCCACAACCCTTTCTCTTTCGTGTGAAGGAGTGAGAAACTTATCTGCGGGACTTGCGACCACGCTTGGCTTTTTTACCGTACATATCAATCTCCAGTTAGCTATCCCCTACTGAATTTATTTGCAGCTTTTACGACCTTTGCGACTTTTGCGAGCCATGTTGATCTCCAAAAATAAACTATCCCCTGACTGTGCGACCATAAGTCCGAGCTTTCGGACCACGATTAAAACTCTGCACTCCAGAAATACGATACTCTAAATTCGGTGATCTTTCACCACTTTTTAGAGATTGAGTGCTTACTCTTGGTTGATCTGCTTTTGGTGCTACATTCTGTTGTGCCATTAGCCTACCTCTGGTTCTTTCTTGCCTTTAGGAGCTGGAGCTTGTGGAGCTGGTTGGTTGGCTTGCTCCTTCTCCCGCTTCTTGAGTTTATCTTTAATCAACTGCTTCATTGGTGGTTCAACCAAATCAAGCAATGATTCTTTATCAATAGCTTGCGCTTTAAACAGATTAAATGCAAGAGAGCGTAAATCCTCTTGGAAAATAGGGCTGTTAGAGTGGGCATCCACTTTAACCACAAAGTCTTTAGTAAATTGCTCAGCAATAAACGGCACATTGTCCACATCTTTAAAGTGAGTGTCGTTATAGGCTTGCATGAGCTTGAGATATAGGGTTGCGACCTTTTCCAGGCTGTCCTCTACGATCAACGCCCTTTTTTTCGCCCTTGACGATCCGAGCCTTGCGAGTTGAGAGGCATGACCTTGGCTTCTAACGCCTGATTCACCACGACCACTAAGCACATTGCTGATACCAGATACTTCGGCAAACATCGCATCAATTTCATGTAAAACCTCAAATAAATCAGGTGGCATAGTCGGTGCTAAGCGTTCTACTTTCGCATTTGGCATATCAGAAGCCAATAAACCACCTGGTCTATTTAATGCAAAGTTCTTTTCATCCAAAATGCCTGTAAAACCAACTAAGCTGGTAGGAGGAGATACTTGCTTGGACAATAGATCGAGAATCTCGGTCATACGACCATTTCGTAACTGCTGCAATAGCATGAGCTTTTGACATTCGGATGCTCCCCAATAGTAGTCATACTGTGGGTTAGGGCATATTTGCACAAACGGCAACTCACCCTTTAGGAATAGGCTTGCACCAGGTCTGTCATAAATAATCACATCTGGAACAGCCATTGTTACGCATTGATAGTCAGCGGTATCGTCATTCCATACCCACAACTCTTTCATTTCAATGGTTTCTTCAGCAACCTTGGCTTTGTAACGGTTCATACCGTACAACTCCATGTTGACATTACCGTAGATGTTAGGGTTAGTCTGGCTCATCACAATACGGTTAACTGCTTCAGGAATATCGGATTCTTGCTCACGATAGCCAGCAGTTACACGAGAAACAATATCTTCTCGCTTAGGATGGGAATACAGACGGGCATAGAGTTCCGATTTCGTGATGTAGTAGGTTTGAACTATGGCTTCTTGCCTGTCTGTATAAGGCGTATCCTCCCGCAGCACACCCATTGCAGAAGGCTCAATCATGTAAGGGTATATACCGTTGTTATATACCAGCTTGACAAAGGTAGTGTTGTACACCAGCGACCAAGTTAAGGCGCTTGAAAATACTTGGTCTGCATTGGAATTAAGCCACTCATCGTTAAGGGCTTGGGTAAGTGTTGGAGCTTTTTTATGCTCCATCTCAGGTACAGAAGCACCGAGATTGATAGAGAAGCGGGTGGTTTCAGCCGAATACAGAAAACTGGTTAGCTGGTCAAGGTGGGGATTGATCTTGTTAAAGTACGCTGGAGGTTCTTCAGGTCCAGCGCCAAACAAGAAGTATGCCCGTTGTGTGGTGTAATCCCCACGCCTTTCTTCTTTTGATACCAAACACTTCTGGATCAGGTCTAAGTAAAAATATTCTCGCTCAGTATTATTTGACGGGATTTTCATTTTTTGATCTGTAAGTTGTCTGGATCTCTCATTGTACCGCCAGGAAGTGTTGTAGGTCCTGTTTTAATACCAGCTTGTCCTGGTGTCAAGCCCACTTGTTCAGCTTCTTTTCCTAATGATGGTCCAACGGGTCTAGCAAACTGTCCAGCTAAGATAGATTGCATATTCATACCGTTTTGTCCACCACCCCAGATTGCTGCATCGCCTGGTCGTGCCTCTCTTGGAGCTTCTTGTGTCGGCTGTGGCGCTTGAGGTTTGATTCGATCTTTGTTGACACCTTTTTTGCGGGTGGCGTACTTTTCGGCATCTGCGTATTCTTTTTCGGTGAACTTGTTTTTCTTGGTGAGGAAGCCTTCTTGGTGTTCGCCTTCCCTTGTGGACTTGATGTCTGACATTCCAAACTCGATGGCAAGCTGCTTGGTGGATTTGTCTGTAAATCTGGTTTTTGCGCTGACCAGGTTAGGAGCTTGCAAAAATACGACCATAACTTCTTCATGGCAACCTTTCATTGGGCATTTAGCCTGTTTTGATTCAAAATACCCATGTACTGCACAATGATAATCATTTATTACCGCCATTTCTATCCCCTTTCAAGCTGTTCGTCAAGTGTTGCTGTTAAATAATCATATTTAGGCGCAATACCAATTTTTAAAGAGATTTTGCCGTCAACCACTTGCAAAGTAGTCTTTTTCTGCATGACAGGCTTAGATTCTTTACGGTATTGCACAAATTTGCTGTTATCTCGGTTTTGCATGATGGCTACTTCGCCATTAGTCCATTCTGTGTAGGCTTTTGACACTCTGCGCTGCACATACTCGGTCATAGGCTCTGTTTCATACAAAAAGACATCTTTGATGTGGCTTTTAGACACGCCAGCCAGTTCAGCAAAGAGTTCCATTGATATACCCCGCTCTTTGTCTTGCAAAAAGCGCTTGATAGCTTTACGCAGCACCGCTTTAGGCAAAGTAGGCATCATTGACCGTACACCCCTATTCGTTTGAGGTAATCAGACACATTACGACCAACGGTTAACTGCTCTGGGGTAAATTCATCCTGGGTGCGAGATACATTCTTAGTAATTTTCTGGGCTATAAGCCTAGGCTGGACTTGTTCTGCAAAGGCAGCGCAAGCTAGGGCAGCAGCAATCACCCGATCATCCTTATTGCGACCTGAAGCCTCAATCGAGCCACCATCACGCACAATGGTTTTCATCTCCTCAATGGTGTCCATGTCGTATATGTCCATCATGCCACGCTCAAAAAAGTCTTTCATGTAAGTAAGCATCCGCTCTTTAGTAGCGCTTGTAGTGAGCCACCCAATAGAGTTAGACATACCGCCAAGGGTATCGTTCCTGCGCCAAATGTAATTTTGCATATTGGCGTACACATCCATGAGGTCTTTTCCTAATGCGCTACCCATTGCAGCAGCTTGTCTGCGTAAGTTCTTGAGTTCATTGATTACTGCCTGACCTGGACCATTGATCTCAAGGTTTAAAGTGCTGTTTTTGTATGCGCCAGCTAGGTGGGCAATGATCCAAGCAAACTGGTAGGTATTGAGTTCTGAGGTAGCAAAACAAGCTACTTGCTCTAAACCATCGGCATATACACGAAAGACTTGAATACAGAATCTATCAGCCCAATCAGAGCTACCATAAGCTGGGTCAGCACCAATAACATAATAAGCAGTATCAACAGGTTCTTCCCATACTTTGAGAGTAGCCAATCGTTCTGTGGACTTAATAACTTCAGTATCCTGGAAGTTAACCCCAAAGCTATAGCGGTAATAATCGCAATGAATCTTTTTAAGTAGTTTGACGGCATCCGTACACCTCGCATTAGAAAAGAACGAAGTTCCCGTCATCACAAAAGCGTAGTCCTCGGTAGGCGGAAACTCCTGATACATCAGGCTTTCATCCTTTATACCCTCACTCATCTTCCAGCGCCACCAGGCTAATTGACGGCTATTGATTTCAAAATTGTAGAGCTTTTTAATATCCCGCACCCACTCCTTTTCCTCGCCTGTCATTCTGCCATCCCAATAGACCTTGTAGATCTGGGATTCTGGATCAGCCATGTATAGCTCATTACGCCACCAGCCACAGAAGATGGCTCTCTGCGTTCTAGCCCGTTTAGCGGTGACATACATATCGTGAAACATATTGAAGCCACGAGCTGTAGATTCAAAGATGTACATACGATCTGGGTTGGTTTCCGCCAAAGAAGCTAGTAGGGAGGCTAATCCTTCTTCGTCTCCCCAGGAGCTTGTTTCTGTTCCATGTAAGTATGTAATAGCCTTACCACGACCCAGACTTCCTTTCGCTCTAAGCCCAGCGACTTGATAAAAGAGACGGCTGCGGTTCTTGAGGGAAAGCTGATTTCGGTTGTGAGCAATAAGCGGGATGCGGTACTCTTTGGGCAAACCATCCATATACATGGCAAGGGTTGATCGGAACATATCCCGATTTTCTTCCGTATCAGTTGTGAGTGTGCCTTGAAGCCCTGGATGGGTGAAGTGCCAGTAGAGATCAAGTGCGAGTGATATTGTAGTGATTCCAAGTTGCCGACCTTTCAAAATAACAAAGAAATGGACATCCTCCTCTAAGCCCTTGGCAAACTCCTCCATGACATAGGTTTGAGTACCCAAAAGATGGTCCATCTTGCGTAAGCCTTGCTCCTTGGTTTCAATCTTGAGCTGCCTACAAAAGTTGTAAAACTGGTTTAAATTAAATTTACTCATTGATTACCCAGGGTAATACTCCGTTGTGCCGTTTTAGCATCTCTGCGTTGCCAGCTTCAAAATACTCTTTTTGAACCCCGCAAGTGCCACCAAGCCTAAAGTTAAAGCTATGTTGGTTTGTACCAATAAAGTTTGGGAATAATTGTTTGGCTGTTGCGTAGAACATACGATCTACTTGGGGGTTAGGGTTGTTCAAAACAATACTAATCTGTTTTAAAAGTTCTGTACGCATACCCCACATACACCAGTCAACAAAGCGGTGACCAGCTACATTCCATACATCGGAAGCCTCGCCCAGCGCCTCACAATTATCGTATAGTAAAAAATGACCGTTCTCATCATTGATCTTGCGAAAAGAGTACGCCCAGTCATACCCTGCCTCGATCTTCTCCATAATGGTTTGCACATGGTTAACCTCGTACCAATCGTCATCGTTGCAAAAGAAGGTGACATCCTCAGTAATCAGATGAGGCGCAGCAGATAGCCACCGTTGCCCAGCCCAGCCATTGCCACCGATCTTGGCATCCCAATGGCAAACCTTAATGTCATGGTGAATCCGCTTGATTTCAGCAGATAGCGCAAAGTTATTGTCCACCAACACATAATGAGTGCAAGGGTAGGTTTGAGCCTTAATACTGGCTATGCAATTACTTAGCTCCCAAGGGCGCTTGCCATTCGTAACGGTGACTACGGCTGCGGTTTTCAATTATGTTTCTCCAGGCGCTTGTTTTCAAAATTAGGCAGATCCCAATAAGCCACCTTTAAACGGGCTGTATGGTTCTTAGCCAGGCTGATCAGACTGTCATAGGTCATTGGGCTGTACTTTTCCCGCCACTCGGCTGCAAGAGCGATTTTCTGCTTCTTGGTTCGGCAAGATAAGGCTCTCATCATTTCGGTCTTGTAGATCAGTCTTTCCTGGTGCAAGCGTTCAATGTCTTGCATCCCCATCCTCTGGACCATCGAGCAGGGATTTTAGGTACTTGATTTCCGCTTCTGCCTTGAGCAAGAGCTTAGAGCTTTCGCCATGAACACGCATTAGCTCATGAAAGATTGCATCCTTTTCCATTTGCCAGATCCGCTGCATATACATCTTTTTAGCATCATCGCTGGCTTTCTCAATGTAGTCCTCGACTGTTGTCATTGTTCCGTTCATTCCGTTCTCCATACTCGTACACCACTCCCTTCTCTGCGGGCAATAAACTTCATCCCTGTTAATTTGCTGACACGATAGTTGTTGTT